ATCAAGGGCTCCTGGGGCAGCTCAGATCTGCCAGGAACCAGGAGTCTGGGAGCTCTCCAAGGTCTGGACGGGATATAGAATAATATTGTCGCTAGCCTGGACGGGATTGAGAGCTCTGAGACCTGGACGGGATCCAGATTGTCGGACGGTTTCTAAAAATTGTCAAAATTTCTCAAAATTTGTCAAAAACTTACAGTTATTTGCTTGACTGTTTAAATGCCTTTAGAGAGGTCGCCATTAAAGGGGCCCTCTAGGGGCTATGAGGCGTCTAAAAGGGCTGGGAGAGGCGTAAAAAACGATTGGAGGGGGTTTGGGGAGAGTTCTCTAACTCAAACTTTCTCAAATATTCTTCAATCTTCTTTTCCCCACACGCCCCCACAATCCCCCACCTTTACCCCTTCTTCATTTCCTTACCTCGTTGGCGTTTTCTTCCTGTGTGATATCCTCATCCGTAGTCTGTTCTATCTCGTCTGATGTATCTGCCTTCTTGAATCCCATAGGCTTGTCAATGTAAACATCATAATTTTCTAAAAATTGTTTAAAATTTTTCATTCTTTTGTTCCGTGTATGATTCCATGCTGTAGTTTGGCATTTGGGAAAATTTTCTGAACTTCAGGGAGATGGGCTGATGTTGCCATATTGTTCTGCCATGAGTCTGCCTTTGTTCTCTTGCCGACTCCTGTCTTATCGCCTTCGTAAATGGAAATGAATACTTTTCCACCGGGCTTCAGGGCTTGATGGGCTGTGCGGAGGGCTTCCTGTCTGTATTCCGGCTCCTTGATGACATTCAGCACATTGAACAGCGAGGCCGAGTCTGCCTTGCCCTTGCCTACTCGTTCCATTACTTCCTGATTGTGTTCAGGGGTTCGGTTGTAGGGGTCAAAGACATGGGCATCGACTCCCAAATTTCCTAAAAAATCTTTGGCGTTGTCAAACTTTCCACCGCCAATGTCAATATGGGTAGTGCCCTTCTGCCATCCCATTCTCTTGTGAATGGTTGAGTATGCTTCGGGGAGTTTGTTCTTGTTGATGCTGGTTGCCGCAGATGTAAACTCTTGGGCATCCTCATTCAAAAATTTGAGAAAACTTTTCATCAATCTATTTAGGGTTGTTGCTTGCAAGAAAGGTGGGTAAGGGTATATTATGGGTATGAACAACGACTTTGCCTACCCGAAATACAAGCCTTGCGGGACTCGTAGAGTTACCGTCGATGGCATGGGTGTTGTGTTCCATGTCTATAAAAATTTGACGAGAAAAAATTCTGATGGTGATGGTGCGAGTGTGTTCTTTCTTCGCAACAACGCCAAAGTGAACAAAGCCAACCAGTTTGGCCTGAAAGTTTTCTATGACAAGGACGAAGCCTACTACTCTTGGTTGCGTCAGAAGAAAGCAGCCGATGCTGGTTTGGCTCCCCCAGTTGGCAAGATGTTCATGGTCGTGGGACGGACAGGCAAGGACAATTACTGGGGCTATCAGACCGCGATTGCCGACACCAGTATGTTTGACAAGTACAAAGACGACTTTGAACTTGAGCGACTAAAGCCTTTCAAAAATTTTGCAAGCAAGTTGCGCCGAATCAATGTTCCTCTGACAAAGGATCTCAAAAAAGATTACATGGATTCTAACAGCTATGACCGTTTGCCTGAAAAACTTAAGGCCAAACTTGGCGATGATCTGCACGGCTACAACATTGGAATGTGGAAAGATGGTGTAGTTTGTATTGACTTTGGTGTGGAATCGGTTATAATTGACGACTGAAAGGACTCGCTCTGATGCCCGACTACAAACCCCTAGATTACCGCCTACGCTGCCATACCAAGCGCACCGATCTCCCTCCTGATGTTCTGCGGGATATCTCGGAGGCTTATGTGAGGCTTCTCAACTTGGAAGAGGAGCGTAATGAGGCTAGAAGGGATCTCTGTGATCTGTATGTGAAGGGCCAGCCAAGTTCAAGCAACATGACAGACAAAGATTACGCCGCTGAACTTGGATGGAACTGTTTTAAGGAGGACGACAATGTGTGATAAACACGGAATGTCTCAAGAGCGTTGGAACTACCTAATGCAACCCTTTGATGACACTTGGGATGTCATGCTCACATCAGATGAACTGAACAACGGATGGCATTGGTGTGATGAATGGGACGGACTTCTTATTCATGTGGATGACCGTGAGTTTGAGCATTGCAAATGTGATTTTATGAAAAAGTTTCGGACGCCTGAGAGACTTCAGAAAATGAAGCAGGAACAGGCGATGGACAGACTCGCACAACTTGATGAAGAAATGGGATTGAATTAAAATGGGATACGCAGTTTCAACAATTTATGATATCGGACAGAAGTTTTCTTCGTCCATCGACCAAGGCTCCATGTACATGGAGGTGTCGTACACCAACCCCTTGAAGTTTGATCCTACGCTGACGATCATGGAGCCTCGCTCCGAAGCAATCGTGGAGCCTACGGTGTCGAACTATGTCGCAGCCACTCGCCCGTTCTTCATGGGTTCGTTTGATGGCTTTTGGATTCACAAGGTCTACAACAACGGTATTCTTGTGATGACCGTGCAGACCGTTGATCAGGATATGTTCATTCCCGTGCAGCATGACCGTGTTGAAAGCGTGTCGATGGGATACACGGAGAGCATTCCCTATGACGGCCCTGTGCGTCCTCCTGTGCCTGCTCCGGGCGTCGGAGCCATGCTTGGACTGGCTGCTCTGTTTGCCATCGGGCGCAGACGCTTCAGTTAAATAGTACAGATGCACTACACAACAGTCTTTCTGTCAGACTTTCACCTTGCCTCCAAGAAGGCAAAGCACAAGCCTCTCATAGACTTCCTGAAGTCCAATACATTTGATAACATCTACTTGGTAGGTGACATCATTGACATTTGGAGATTCAAGGACGCATTTTCAATGAAGCATGAGAAGCAGATTGGACAGGTTGAAGTCGTGGAAAGGCTGTTGAAACTTTCCCGTAAGGGAACCAAGGTTCATTACATCTATGGAAACCATGACGAGTTCATGGCAAAGTTCATAGGACATGAAATATTTGGAAATATTTCTCTGTACGAGAGAATGGACTACAGCACCAAGACCGGAAAGAAGTTTCTCGTTCTTCACGGACATCAATTTGATCTCGTCACGAAGTATCCCATAAGTTCTTCAATCTACAAACTTGGAGATATTGGATATGAAATAATGCTTGACCTAAATGAAATATTCAATTGGTGTCGTCGTATCTTGGGAATGAGATACTGGTCTTTGTCGAAGTACGTGAAGATCAAGGTCAAGAGAGCAGCACAGTTCATCGAAAGCTTTGAAGAGGTCATATGCAGATATGCAAAGGACCGAAAGTATGATGGAGTGATCTGCGGGCATCTTCACAACCCGAAGATTACGGAAGTCAACGGGACGGTGTACGCAAACTGCGGATGCTGGACCGAGAAGGATAACTGCACGTTTCTTTACGAAGATGATTCGGGTGAGTTGAGGATCGGAACTTATGCAACAGAGTGATTGGAAGGATATCAACTACAGGCCCACGAAGTTCTTTGATCCGTTCGTGGTATTTCTGTGCGTGTGTTTCTTGATTCCAATCATTTGTTATGGCATAATTGCAGGACCGATAAGTAGGAAGTTCAAGAAGATAAAAGAAAAAACCTGCATGAACAGCGGTAAGCAATGAGTCAGCAAGGCATTCCATACATCATTCCTCTTTGGGCATTCATAGGTATTGTCTTTGCACCTGCGCTTGGATTGTTTGTCGCAGAAGTTTTAATTTGGTTTCGCAAACATAAAAATAAATATTGATACGGGCATTAACTCAGCTTGGTAGAGTGCTTGCTTTGGGAGCAAGATGCCGTTGGTTCAAATCCAGCATGCCCGATTTTTTATGAACGTTAATTTTTTAAACAATTACTGGCAGCAAAAAAGTGTGAGAGCCGATAAGCACTTTGATGCTCTTGATAAAAATCTTTTGTCCAACATCAATTGTCCCGGTTCACCGAGAGAAAAATTGAAGACAATGTACAGGGGAACTAAATGTTGGGATATGCATTTTTTACAAAAAAAAGTGGCAATTGAATATAAAACAATTGCGACAGAACAAATAATAAACACAAGTATGCAAAGAGGTTTGCATTTAAATTTAAACAAATCAATTGGAAACAGAATTGAAGAGGCAATCGGATCTGCGATAGATTTAAAACACTTTGATCCGGAATATAAACTTGGATATATTCTTGTATTCACTTTACCTAGAAATAAAAACATAACAATCCCAAAGAAAAAAATAGATAAGATCATAACAAAATTTGATACAATCATAAAAAATAAAATATATGATTTCTTTTGTCCCTTGATGACTTTGGGTATTGACGACCATATCGAATTGTCCGAAGAATACACCTATTATAACTTTGTAAATGAAATAAATTTCGTTCCATCAAAAAATACTGGACGACTTTCAGAATACTTTGTATAATAAATTTGACAGATAATAAATCTGTGTCATATTCATACTATGAAAACACTTTTAAATAAAATTGCAGTGCCAATCCTTGCTTTAATTTTTATCAATATCATTGGACTTACATACCATTATAACTACGAGGGCGCAGTTGTTGGAAGCGTTGTTGGGATGATTGTTGGCTTTCTTGCATCAGAGATCAGAGCAAAGTTTTAATTAGTATGTTGGCGCACGGCCCCTTCGTCTAGTTGGTCTAGGACACGGCCCTTTCAAGGCCTTAACATGGGTTCGAATCCCGTAGGGGTCACTATGAATAAAAAACAAGAAAAATTATTTTGGCTTGCAGCCATGATTGGTTCATGGCTGATTGCTTTGTGGGTTGTGTGGTCCATGCTCGTTGAGCATAATGCTAGCATCATCCACGTAATCGGAATGTCTTTGATTTGCTATTTCACCACCGCATGCTATATTAGCACATACAACTATGAGTAATATCGAAACAAAGATCAGAGAACTTTCTGACAAGTGGAAGAATGCTCACATGGAGGCATCAACCATCTGCCGTGATGCCGCAGAGGAACTTCGTGTTCTTCGCCTACAACTTGAGGCCGCAAACAGAGAACTAGAACTTTACCGTTATATGGATCGTCCCCAGTTTTATCCAAATATTCCTGAAAAGGAGTATAGAGTTACTTGTTCTAGTAATGTTCTTGGATGGGGCAAAGGAAAAGACGAATGAACCCTTTTGTTGAGAATCATCCCGATCAGATCGACAAACTGATACAGGACTATCCCGTTGTCTTCCGTCACATGGATACCACGACAGTCTCCGGCCTCCCTGCTGGCTGGTACACGATCATGGATAATCTCTGCTCTGAACTCACTCCGCTTCTTGAAGAAGCCCTGCAAGAGAATCCAGAGACTCCCGAGGAGCCTCTGTTCAGCATACTGCAGATCAAGGAGAAGTTCGGTGGTCTTCGTTTTTATTATACGATGAACACCAAGAACGATGATCTCTACAGAAAGGTCCAGGCAATGGTTGACAATGCCGAGGACGCTTCCTACGAGACTTGTCAGATTACGGGAAAGCCCGGTGTTCTGTGTAAGAGCGGTAGTTGGTACATGACTCTTTGCGAAGAGTCTAGAATCTCCATGGGTTACAAGATTATTGGCAATGGATAACAGAAACCTAATCGATCACTATAAGTACTGGACAGACGATGCAATTCGCGCAGATTTGGATATACGGCGTTTTAATTATTCAGTTGTCTGTTGTAATATTGGCAATGATTTTAATATTGCAACCGTCATTCGTAACGCTAATGCGTTTCTTGCAAAAGAAGTGGTTATATATGGAAATAAAAAATATGATCGTAGGGGCACGGTGGGCACTCACCACTACACTAATTTTAATCATGTTAGGACTGTTGATGATCTTTCAGAATATTTTCGAGGAATCCGAGGAGAGGTTCGACTCCTAGGAGTTGATAACGTCAAGGATTCGATAAACATCAATGATTATGATTTTTATCCAAATATTCATTATGTAATGATTTTTGGTCAGGAACAGATAGGCGTACCTCAAAACGTACTAGATATGTGTGATGACATTCTTTATATTCCCCAGTACGGTTCTGTGAGAAGTATAAATGTTGGAACTGCGTCTGGAATTATGATGAATGCATATTGTACTAAAATATCTTCCTTCGTGGTGTAACGGTAACACGGGAGACTTTGGATCTCTCTTTCTAGGTTCGAATCCTAGCGAAGGAATTTTTAAAAATAAAGGAAAGTAAAATGAAAAAAATGAAACCAGTCGGTAAGTGGATTTTAGCAGATTCTTTAGTAGGTGGAGAAAAAACCACAGAGGCAGGAATCATCTTTCAAGAAAAATCAAAATCAAAGATCATTCCAGCAAAAGTTGTTGCCGTTGGAAATAACTTAACTGAAGATATAAAAGTCGGTGATACAATTTGGTGGGATGTTACAAAAATCCGAGATGGACACGGCGGTTCCCATGTAGTCCATCAAGACTGGGTTGAAATGGTTGAGAGATAAAAGAAACAACCCCGAACTTCTCGGGGTTGTCGGACCTGAGATGCTATCTCAAGTGGGGTTTATTCTCCGAAGTTTCCACCGCGAATAAGTTTAGCATGTCTTTCTGCGTCTGACATAAAAGTTCCGTGGTGTGGGTGTGATTCCATTGCGGCTCTTGCTGCTTGTGCAGATTCTGTGGCAGCAGATATGGCTTGAATATTTTCAGGTGAATCTTGCCATGTAAAATCAGAGGCTGCTTTTTGTTTTGCTTCTATTCCCTGTTTTTCATATGGAGCCATGTGTTTCAAATATGCCATTTGTTTGGCACGTCTATGTGCACTGGAAAGATCTGTCAAAGTTTCTGATGCTGCGCTTGATTCTCTCGCTACTTTAGCATATTCAGAGCTTGGATATTTTAGTCCCATGCCACCTTCAACAGAAAGGTCGTCTGGTTGTGTGGCAATATTTTCGCCACCAGTATCGTCGGCATCATTAAATCTTGCGGTTGCATGTGGATCTGGGCGTCCAGCCAACTCAGATTCTTCATCTGGATTTGCATTTCCTTCGGCTAGACGAATTTCCACTTCATTCAAAATTTTTGGAAATCCACCGTAAACAAAGTTTCCGGCCTGTACTTCATTACCTTCTTTCAAATGCTTCTTTTTCTTCTCTACTTTCTTGGCAGGCTTCTTGGACTTATTGTTTTTCTTGGCCATATTTGCCTTGATTGCCTTGTCTCTGGAACCCAGGAATTCCTCGGAGCCGGTTTCAACCTCTCCGTCACCATCATAATCTTCGTCGGCTATTTCTTCTTTTTCTTTTTTTTCTTCTTTTTTCTTTTTCTTTTTCTTTGCTTCCATCAATAGAGCTTCTTGCAAAGCTCTTTGACGCATCATATAAAAATTATCTTGTGGATTTGGTGAAAAGTTTAAATGGTCATTAAAGTTTATCATAAAATTATTTAGCCTTTCATAAACTCAAACTTTGATCTTGTTTTGATTTTAGATAATCGTTCATCTTATCCAAGTATCCAAGATTTCTAAGTTCCTTGAATACCAAATTTTCTATAGAAAGCTCTCCACCTTTTTTCAGTGAAGAATTTCTCATATTTTTAAATTTTTCTTTTAACTTTTGAAATGATTCATCTTCAGCATTGCTAGAGATCAAAGAATCAATTTTTTGAGTAAAATGATCTACTTTATTTTTTAAATGTGGGTCTTCCAAATCAACATCTTGTTTCTCTGGATGTTTTATCCATTCACCTTTTGTGAGGCTGTAAACCCCTTGGTCACTTGGTGTGGCTTCATTTATATCTTGAGCATAAAGTTCTACATCGTGACCATAAATTGTTATATCGTGTATTTGTGTCCACATCAATTTTTTATCTTTTAGATAATCATCAAGCAAATCTGGGCAATCTTGCATTTTATCTTTGTCGATTAAAATATGGACATCCAGGTCTGAGTAATTTGTATAATTGTAATTTGCATTTCCACCAACAAATAAGATATCAAGTATTGCTTCTTCAGGAATGTTAGCAAATTCTGACCACGCCTGTCCTATTTCAAGTAACTTCTCTTTTACTTCTGGCTTTAGGTCATCATTTTGCCAAAATTTTGGATTTAATTCGTCGTGATATTGAAGAGTGAGCGAAGCAGCTTCTTCAAGGTGCTCTTTAAATGTCTTCTTTTTCTTTTGTTGGGATATATGAATTGCAGTTAATTGCTGTTCTGCTTCTTTTTCAGAACTATGTGTTCCAAGGACTTTTTTTCCTTCAGAATCCATTACAACCCATTTATTTCCTTTGTTTACAATCATAAAATTATTTATGGCAATAAAAAACCCGGTTTTTCAGATGCGGGAAAACCGGGAAACCCCACTGCTTTAAGCAGCCATTGCCATTTCGTTGGCAATTAAATTTGCAACTGTTGTTTCACGTTCCTCGTTGCCAGTAACGGGTATCTCCTTCTTCAATACTTTACGACAGTCGAAGCCAGTTCAGCCCCTTATTGACCTGAAGCCTAGGACTTCAGGTCGTGCCCCGCTGCTACGAGGACTTGGATCGCCATCTCTAAGGAATTGCAGTATCCTTCGGTTAGGCTAATGGAGCCGAGGGGAATCGAACCCCTGTGTTGCCGTATTTCTATCCAATATCAACAATACCAAAGCGTAGCGAAGGACTTGCACCTCTGTTGCTCTGTATCAAATCACCCCTTGCAAGTAGGCGATTCTAGTCAGCGTTAACTGAACTACGCATAAAACTATTTAGTCGGTTTTATATCATAGTAATAATTGTCATCATGACCATCGATGATCCAACGATCACTCTCACCTTCGCACTTCCATGCCTTGTTGTCAACCTTGAAGTCCGGTTTTTCCGGGAATGGCTTGGTGACAAATGACATGTTTTTCCAAAAGATTCTATTATTCGGCTGGAGTGTATAGTTTCCGTTGTCCAGTGCAATCATGTGAAGGCATTTGTATTGCGTAGGTTCCTCCGAATAGGCATTTCTATACCAATCAAAGGTCATTACATAATCGCCCCAATGCTCGGTCTTGTCTTTAAGAACAACCTTTGCCCTGCAATCAAAGAGAGCATCATATTCAACCGTGGATACATTTTCATGGAAACAATCCCAAAGTTGTAGATGATCAAGTGGCATTAAAGGAGCATCTGGCTTCCAGCATAACATGTGGATGGGGACTCTGCTACGAACAATTCCGTAGTCAGTCATGACATGGAAAGTCATTGCATACCCGGCGCAGGACTGTGCACCGAATACCAAGACCTTGTCAAATTCTCCCTTATGCAGCTCATGCTGGTACATGTGCTCTTTACGAAGATAACAATAAAAATGAGGTATATTCACATTGTGCATAATGCGAGCTGAAGGATTCGAACCTTCGTAGGCAATGCCAGCAGATTTACAGTCTGCCCTCGTTGACCGCTTGAGTAAACTCGCCAAAGCCACTTGTGGGATTTGAACCCGCAACCTATGCTTTACAAAAGCATTGCTCTGCCGTTGAGCTAAAGTGGCAAATCGGGCATTGAACCCTTTTTCCAAAGCCGATCAAGCCTTGGGAAGTATGATACTAGCCCTGCGCGTTCTTCTGAGGTATCCCGCGCCCCACCTCTGATTGCTGCGGGGTATCAGTTATCCCTACGCAGCTTTATAGACGATTTATTTAATTGTCAATTGTTGACACGAACGAGTAGTATTATATACTCTACAAACTAAAAGGCAAATAATGGATAACAAAGAACTAGAAGAAAAAATTTATGAATTTGGAAACGTTCTTTATCGTATTGGAAGAATGGAAACTGATGAGAAAGAAACCACAAAAGAATACAATAAGATGTGCAAGAGAAGAGAAGAACTTACAGAAGAGTTTAACAAACACTTTAAATCAAACATCAATAAAAAGTTGGCCGCTTCTTTGAACTTAATCTAACATTGTTCCAAATATTGCTTTGATTGCTTGATCTATATTTGGGACATTTGCCCTTCTTAAATATTCTAATGCTTGCTTACGAGCTTCCACTTTCCACGCAGCCAAACCATCTTTACTTGAATTTTGGTTTGCACCAAATGTTGTTTCCATATTGTATAGGTTTCCCTCTTTTACAATTTTTTTATTTGACATCATTGTTTTTTGTCCTATAATACTTATACGCGGCTGTAGTATAGCGGCCATTACGCTAGCCTTCCAAGCTTGATACGAGGGTTCGATTCCCTCCAGCCGCATTCATGCCAAGAATTAAAAAAACATCCTCGCAACCAAAAAGAAAACCAAAAGTGTTGCCAAAAATTCCGGAGCCAGTTTATCCGGAATACATTAAAATTTTTATTGAAGAAATAAAACAAAAAACACCTTTCACGGTAAAAGTAGACCAGTATTCTGATGGTGCTTCTTACCACATTGGAGTAATTGCAAAAATTGGCAAATCAAATAGATGTATTTGGATGGTAAATTTTGCAACTGGACCGGAGCATTTAAGGCCATTTTGGTCTTCAATGGCTTTTCAATCCCATATGAAAAACTAAATATTTGTAACATGTACGACAAATATTCAAAAGCAGCACCAATAACAACAGGTTCTAAAATTCCAACGCATAAAGGAATTTTATTTTCAAATTCAAATTCTGGTAGTCCATCCGGTGTAACTATGCATTTTTATAGAGCAACTGGTGGAACATTTTCTACATTAATTCAAATTGCCCCAAGCGGATCAATGTTGTTGCCAATAGAAGTACACACATTACCTAACGCTCTTCCTTCTGGCGTTACAGCATTTTATCTTAACTAAAATAATGGATCTTAGTCTAGTTTTAAGTTTCTTGAGAGCAGGCGGAACCGCTGCAGGAGAACCACCACAGTTTACTGCAGACTGGGGAAATATCAATACGATTGATGATTTTCAACCAACAATATTTTGGGCAGGCCCAAGTGGAGCGGTTAGAAATATAGGATCTGCAACCGCAATAACATTTTCTGATGTGGGTACTATAACAGTTACTTTATCTATAGCAGGAACAGGAGGAGTTACAAGCATGAGATATGATAAAAATGGAGTAACTTCAACTTATAGCACACCATTCACAATGACAAACGGAGATGTTTTAAAAATTGGTCTGGTAGGTCCCGCAACATCTCCAATTTCTGGAAGTGGAGAAATCACTATTACTAATACGACCGAAGGAGGGTATGCAATCGACAAGATTCCTTACGCAGTTAACATTGAATAAAGAAATACGCTGCCTTGTCACCAATAAAATTTTAAATTCCGATGAATGGTATTGGTATTCATGGGAAATGGAAGCCGTTATTTCCGCACCGGGACTTGCCGAAATAGAAATTCGTCGTCATGACCCTGACGACGAATTTGCTAAAATGTTATGGGAAGAATGGGAATGGACCAGAGAGATCGGGTATCCGGATATTTAATTTTTTAGAAATCGATTAATTTTTTGAGAAACCGACTCATACATTTTTTCACCGGTTCTTCCGGTGTAATCACTCCAATGTCTTGCATCTTCACTTTCTTTCCAATCTTCTTCTCTTTCCAAGTCTGCGGTTTCTTGTCTTGCCTGAGCTGCAATAGGGTAACTTGGGAGTCTTGAAAGTGGAGGATCATCAATGAAACCGTTTTCAGCATCATTTTCTACATCTTGTGCAGATCCTTCTGGTTTAAAATCTATTGGACCTTTTATTTTTGCAAGGTCTGCCATTTTTTCTGCATCTTTCATTGCTTTCAATCGTTCATATGCAGAGTCATCACCACCCGCACTTTTTGGATCATTCCCATTGCTTTCTGCAAGCATTTCAATTCCCTTTTTATGTGCACTGATGGCAGAATTATTCAATGTATGAATCCAACTGTAATAACCTTTATTATTTTTCATAAAAATATTTATACTTGACTTTTCTTTAACATAGGATATAGTAAATATTATGGACTACGGAAACAATGGCGCAGGTAAAGGAGATTCACCTAGACAGGTGAATATGGAAGTTTATGGTAAAAATTATGATGCTATTTTTAGTAAAAAGCGTAAGGTAACTAAGAAATCTAAGAAATCAAAGAAAACTTAATTTTGGAGTAAAATATGCCTAATTCAAAGCAACGTGTAACAGCTCGCAGACATAGAAAGCGTAAAGAGAGAATTCGCAATAATAGAAACAAAAGTTTGATGGAAGCTAAAGTTTCAACGCTAAGAAAGCTTGACTCTGTTGGCCGTCTTCCAGATACCGTAAAACAAGAAAGATTGCCCAATGGCTAAAACTGACACACAATTACCTTTAAGTGAAGTAAGAAAAAAGTATGACTCAATTGATTGTTTCTTTACGTATTATGACGGAGAAAAATCTACATTTGATTTTTATGGGTCTGATCCGTCAGGCAATGAAGTTAGAATTTCTCTTGGTGGATGCTCCGCTTGGATCAAGCATCTGTCTTTTGGCCCAAACGATCCACTAAATATTTCAGATGCAATTGAACGTCATGTTCGGTATATTTCTGTAACCGACAGTCGTGGAAAAATTGTATATGAACAGTTCTTCGATACTAACTAAGGAAACACATGAATAATTCAGACTATAACGATTTTCAAAATTGGCAAAATGGCGACGATAATGACCCAAGCAATCCAAACAATGGATTCTTCTATTACGGTCCATTTAATCCAAAATTTAAAAACATGTGGAATAAAATGCAAAATAATGAAGATTATTTTGAACACATGCAAGAGTATTTAAACATGGATGACATTTTAAAGCAATGGTCTAAACAACTAAACAATAAACCAAATCCAAACAAGCAACCGAGAAATAAGCCACAAAGACCACAGAAAACTAAAGTCATGACTTTTAGTCAAGATGAATACATGAAGTTAATTGAAATCCGTGGATATCTCGCAATCACTGAGCAATTTGCCCACGTAAAAGCTCTTGACAAGTTAATAAATCAGATTCAAATTATTCCAGTTGATCCAAAGGAGCAAAAATGAGCGACTATAAACCAGGTTCAGCATATAGTGAAGGATTTCAATCTCGCATGAGAGGGGTTGCAAAACACACGTTTAATAATGAAAATCCCGTTTACATCCAAGAATGGACGGCTGGCTGGGATGATGCACATGAAAAAATTATAAATGAAGCAAGAAAAGCAAACATGTGCTCTAAGCCCAATTGCTGCAAAAAGAAAAATTTTATTCAGGATTGATAAAACCCCCGAAAGGGGGTTTTTTTATTTTAAAAATTCACTGTTTCTTACATAAGAACCATGCATTTCATGGTCAGCCGAAACAGGAGTTAATTCGACTCTTGTTTTTAAAGATACACCTTTATCAGTTTCACTTGTTGGTCTGGACTTTTTAAAGCCTGTTTGCAAAGTACCGCCCCAGTCTTTTATATTTCCTGTGAGATCCATTCCAATTGAACTTGCTAATCTTTGGTGTCTATCGTAAAGTTCTGATCTATTGTTTTCCGATGATTTTCTTCTTGAAGAAGAAACTGCATGTACGCCACCAACATCACCTGCAATTATAAGCTCGCCTCTTCTTTCTATTTCTTTTTGTGCACCCCGCTCAACTAACTTCTGTAACTTACTGGAATCCATTAATCCAGAAAAAATTTTCTTAACGAGAGATGGCTTTTTTTCAACTTCAGATTCTTTACCATATCTTTTTGCAAGCTTATCCAATAAAATTCTGCTTATTCCTATTCCCATCCCATGATGAGATGGTTTTTTGGATCTTGGTTTGGACGCTGTGCTTTTTTTAAGTTCTATTCCACCGTATGTTTCATTATCAACTTTTAGATATGCATCATGACCCCGACCTTCATTTGGATTTTCTCCAACATAAAAATGTCCGTGAGGTAAAGAATCATGAAACTTTTGCAGAGATTCTGCATTTTGTCTAGTTTTTAAGTCTGGCGAAGGAACCCTAACATATCCTTTTTTTATTAAATGTGTGGCAAATTTATCATGGACTTCTTTGGGGGACAATGCTTCATTTAAGTATTCCATGCCTTCAGTTAAAAAATCAACATTTTTCAACCCATATTCTTCCATAAAACTTTTTGATGGATATGTAATCCAATAAAGATCTTGCTCTCCACTCTCTGGCATTGTGGTTCTTACAGCAAGTTTAGTTCCTTTGTTTCTTCTTTGAAACCGTTGCATGTAGTTTTTAGTTGGTCCATCTGGAATATTTTTCCATGATTTTGCATTTTTAAATGCAACATAATCCTCTGGACAAACATCAAATATTTCACAATTTTGCAAATACTTTCTTTTTATTATTTTATCTGTGAGTGGTGGGTCATAACCTGCAACACCGGGAGTGTCGCCAGATCCTCCCATTGGTGTTCCCAATGAACCTGCTGCACCGCCTCCTGAACCCATATCCTCACATAATTCCAAATAACTAATTTCACCATCAGTGATATTTGAAATGTGCCCTTCAATCAAAGCGTGCATATATTCTGAGTTAAAGTTGTATGCTTCTGCTTCTTCTGCAAATAACTGCAAAGTTGACAGATACCCACCCAATTTTGCTTTTGTCATTCCATATGGAAGCTGTTCAAATATTTTTTTAAGCTTTATAACCAAATATTCAAATGGCTCTATGTTGTTTTCTGATTTTAAAAGATTTCCATTCGCATCAATAACGCCCCCTTGATAAGCCTTTAAAGACGTATAGGGTGCACTTATTGCATCTGCAAATTGGTAAAAATAAAATGGTGGTATGTATGAGGATCCTGAAAGCATCAAAAATATTTAGTTTTCAGTCTGAGAGAGCTTTTTGTCAACTCTCTGATCTGTTAAAATTTTAAAATATTGAACTTCTGGGATATCCTGTATATTAAAATTTAAAAATACTAAAAAAGACTTCAAATAACAATGAAGTCTTGGCTCCAATTTAAAAAACAAAATTCTGGCTGTATTTTCTTCACCAAACACGTTTCTTAATATTATGAGATGATTTATTATCAATCTCTCTCTTATTGATTTTAATGTTTTGTGTTTATGTATTTTTTGAAGCAATCTTTTTATGTATTTGATTCGCTTCATGTCATCAATAAACTCTTCCTTGCCCGAACATTCCGGGTTAAAATAATATTTTTGACAAAAATCAGTGAAACACGATTCTGTCAAAATATTGTTGGAATTGTTTGTTTGATTAATGTGAACAACCACAATCTGCGCCCGCCATATCACCAGTATTATAGGATGATGTAGCTGTTGGCACGATCATCATTGTCACTTTACGAAGACTTGTTGGCATCTTTTGAACATTAACAGACAATGCTAAGGAGTGACCCAATTTTTCTTTGATTCCATCTCCTTGAGAGAATCCTTTTTCATTTACGTCATCATAAGGATTTTGCCCATAAACTCCCAATTGGGTGCTTCCGTATTGCACCAATTCGTACATATTATCACCATCTTGAACTTTTCCTTTGCATGCAAAGTCAAGACCGAAGTGGTTTAATTTTTGTTTTACAATCGACATAACTCCATCTGGGTCGATGTAATCTTTATAAGAAAAGGTGTGAAGCAATGCATTAATTGCATCAATGGATCTAGGCAGAGCAAGGTTAAATGTTCCCTTATCTGTTAAGGCAGATGGCCCTGGGTTTGGTTGACCTGAATAGAGGCCACCACCGCCTTCGGTATGCTCTCCTGAATTTTCGGCCAATGTTTGGATATTTGAGATTAATTCTTTGAATTTCATAGTCTTCCTTTTATTTATGACTGAAAAAATTTGTTTTTTCTTAAATCCATCAACCCATAAAGATTTTTATTATAAGATTTTGAATAAAGTTTGTTTAGCCCTGCTAATGCAATGTCCTCTGAAAGTTTTTTCCATTTTCCACCCTTGCTCTTGTAGCATTTTGCTGCCCATGCATTGGCATATGCTGATGGATAAACATCAAACTTTTTCTTAGCTTGAGCAATGCAAGAACTCCATTTTTTAGGATCCTTTGCTTTGTTCTTTGCTGCTTCACCAAGTATTTCAATTTCTTCTTTCAACATAGAAGTAACTGATTGTGTGCTCCATGTCTTACAAGCCCAGTAGCGTGCTTTCCATCTTGGTCCCGGAGTATCGCAATTGTGTCTAGCTCTGAAGTTTCTGCGACGATCTGGGTCGTCTCTTTTTATTTCCATGTTTGGGTCACCAAAGTTTACTTTGACTACATTTCCTTTGTCATTTTTTACATAAACTTTGTATTTTTTAACATCGCCCTTCATGATTTTATTGAGTTTTACTTTTTTATTGTCATCCTCGTAAATCTCAACAAATTTTCCTTCATCGTCTTTTTCAGTTCCTTCATTAGTATCAACAAACCCCATTACAGTAGAAGGTTCAAATATCTCATTAACTTCATTACCTTCTTCGTCAGTAAAACTTATTTCGTATTTTTCTTCATTTAGTTCTATTCCGTTTACATTTAATATTTTACCAGCTTCGTTTATAATCAAATCACATGGCAATAGATCTTTTGCTTCAATTGAATTAAAAGTCAACGGAATAAAGCATTCGTTTAAAACTGTAAACACTTCAAAAAATTCTTTAACTTCAGTAACACCAGTTTTTACAAATACAGGCTTTTTACCTTTTCCTTTTACATCGCCTTTATCGCCTCTTCCGGCTTTATTTTGTGCAGCTCTTTTTCTTCTTACAAATGATCCTATTTTTTCTTTTCCAAGTTTGTCTGCCTTTTGACGGCTCAAACATGCGGCATACGATTCACCCTCTTTTGCGTCACCACATTTTCCGACACGCTCTCCCTTGGTATTGTAACGATCCCAGCCCGGTCCACCCCCGGCAGATTCTTTGTTAAACCATTTGCCTAGGCCAGAGTTTTCGTATACTTTTTCTGTGATCAATTTTATATTTTTAGAGATCATTTCCAATCCTTATTTTGTTTTTCACCTTTGTGGTGTCCATTGTCAGATCTGTTTTCTGAACGATTTCTGACACGTAAATTATTTATGCCCTTAGAACCACCGTGTCGAAGAGGCTTTTTGTGATCTATGTCTTTGCCGTCACCTTTTTTTGCTCTTCCCTTTTTTATCATCAATTCTCTTGCAGCAGTTCTAGCAGCTCTTTCTTTTCTCTGTTTTGGTTTTCCGTGGTAATTTTTGTATTCTTGTTTGTAGTCTCTTTCATACTCTTCATCGATTGCATTCAATATGTTTACAATCCACAAAAGACGGAAAGGTTCGTTTTCAACTCTTTCCATTACATTTTTATATATTTGTTGCAACTCCATAGGTCTTATTTCATTTTCCAACAAAATTTGTTCACCCATGTTCAAAAATGATGCCTCTGTATCATTTACCAATGTAGTTTTTAATAATGTGTGAAGTACAAAATTATTTGTAAAAGATTCTAAAAGCAAATCATTTACTATGAGACCTGCATTTTCCTGCATTGCCAAAGAAATATTTTGTTCTTTTTCTACAGGAATTTTTATTGTCTTTTTACCTATTTTAACATAATTAAAATCAACAGAATTTAAATCTTTTGGTTTGAATCCGGGTAACAAACTTGAGTTTAGTTGAAACTCATAATTATTCATTATATGATTTACCATAAACTGAGCAGGATTTATGCTCTCAGCAGGAATAATCATTTTTGAAAGAGAAGGCGTTTTTTCTTCTTTTTGTTCTACTACAACACTATATTTTTTCAACATTTCAGCTGCTGAAGGTTTATAGTTGGTTACGTTTTTTGAACTTAAAATTGTTTTTGCTGGTTTTATATCAAGCTCAGATTGCTTAGATACAATATCAAACCAATCATCCGTCATCGGGAATACGCCATTTACTGTAATTAAGTGTGTCGGTGCATTTTTTGGATCTACGATATTATCTCCACGAAGAACATTTTTTAATACTTGTTTTGATATTTCGCTTTTAAATGGAGTTTCTTTTCCTTTTACAAGATCTTTTGACAAGGTTTGCCACTCTTTGTAGTAGTTATCCAAAGATGCTTTTGGATTTAAATTATTTTCAGAATCTATAATTGTTCCGAGATCGTTTCCATTTTGATCTTGTATTTTTGTATTTTTAAATTTTGTGAGAAGCTTTTCATCATTTAAAATCAAACTCAATGCTTCTGGTGGGATCAGCTCAGAACTATACCCAGAACTAATCTGTGATCCTTTTTCAAAAACTGATTTTACAGCATTGTCTCTAGCAATTGTTTCAGGAGATCCCAAAGCGGTTGCTAAAGCAGATGCAACATAACCTTTAAATGATTTGTTCTTTTGATCAAACTGTGTAGTAGATAGACTTATTTCACCACCAGCAGAAACTTTGAATTTATAATCACCGCAAGCCATATCTGGAACACCATCGCTGCTCATTGGTGTTCCACCACTTTCAATTGTTGACATCATTGATTGAATACATTCTTCGCCTAATTGGGAAAGTATTTTCTTTGCTGTGTAGAATGCTCCACGTGTAAAATCCATTCCCTTTGGATTCATTGCACTGATTGTCTGCATCTCCTGGTCGCTTGCACCCATTTTCATCTTTGCCAAGAAAATAATAGCGTTCAATACTTGTTGGTTGTATGGGGTAGAAGATACTGGATTAAGACCAAATTTTACGCTTAGTGTCTCGTATGTCATCTCATCAAAATCATTATTTGATGGCGGCTTTCTTTGCGTCTGGAAAAACTCTTGACGGAGATCGGGAGGAACACCCAGCAATTGATCTGGTGTCATTTGTGAAAGAGATTGAAATATCTCTTCTTTGCTAAGTCTTCTGGCTTTTGGTTTTTCTTCTTTTTCCTGGCCTTCTTTTTGCTGGCCTTCTTTTTTCTTTTCGTCTTCTTGTTTTGGTTTAGTTTCTTTTTTTGGCTCAGACTTTCCTTCTTTTTTTGGTCCCTTGTCTGATTTTTCTTTTTCTTTTACGTTTCCAAAGAGAAGTTTTGATGCTCTTGTTTGTTCAAATTTTGGATCTTTTGTCAATTGTTGAGCATCAGCAATTGACATATTTTCTTTTCCAATTTTTGTGTGTTGTTCTTTATTGAAAGAATCTTTAAAAATAAGCTGAACTCTTCCACCTCTAGTTTTTACGCCTAAAACTTCTTTCACTAATTCTTGTTTAGGCTTTCTTTCACGGGGCATCTCTCTTGCCCGCTCTGCGCGCTTTCTGGCAGCATCTTTTGACCGAGAATCAACAGATTTGCTCTTTTCTCTTTCTTTTTTGGTGGCTTCACCAGTCCGAGTAAAGGCTTCTTTATTGTCTCTTGCTTCGTATAATTTTGATAAAAGGCTTTTAAAGTTCATCTCCAATTATTTAGGCTCTTCAAGAGCCTTGTATTTTTCAATTGGATTGAATAATTTTAAGTTTCTATATGTTTTTGCCTTGCCTACCGCAAGTTTTCTTAAATTTGCATAATCTAAATTATTGTCTTTGGCAAAATCTGCTATGCTTGAAATATTTAAAATTTCACCAGTAGTAATGTCTTGTAAAACGGCACCCATAGTTATCTTAATCTTATCTTTTTTGGGTTCCTTTAACTTCTCGTTGGAGCCAACGCTATCCTTCACTTCTCTTATTTCAACTGCAGTCCAACCTTTATAGGTTTTTCTTTTTCCATTCAAGAGTTCGCATATTTTTACTGCGGTAAGCCCATTTTCATTTCCGAATTTAGTCATATTTTCAAAAAAGACTTTTTCTCCGCTATCTGCTCGTTTTAACCAATAACCATTCTTTTCTTTTACTGGAGTATTCCATTTCCAATAGCGACCTTCACGAACAAAAAAGCCACCATTCTCTTCAACAAAAAGTTGCCTGTTTTTTTCGGATTTGGAATTATCGTTCATTTTAGTCCATAAACGACTTCCTCTTGTGTTGACAGCTTCTTCCAGTGTTCTCTGTTCACGATATTCCATTTGCGTTCCTGTATTTTTTTACTAATTTATGTAAATGTTTAACATAGTGGAGTGGATTTCCCTCAAAAACTTGTTTTAAGCCATCTTCACATGCAATTAATATTGCAAAATTGTCAACTATTATTCCCGTTCTTTCTTGGAACATTAGGGCATATGCAGTTGCCTGAGCAAAATAATTATCGATATCTTTCTTTCTTTTTTCTTTTGTGCTGGCTTTAAAATCTATTATTGTAAGTTTGCCATCATATTCTGCAATACAATCTGTTCTTCCGGCCAGTTTTAAAGTTTTTGACCATAAAGGACTTTCAAGAGCAATTATGTTGTCTATCTTGTCTAGCTCTGGTTTCAATAAAGAAAATAAAGCTTTGTTTCCAGATTGGAGATTATCATAATCTATATCTTCATTTTTTAAATATTTTTCTATTAAAGAATGGAATTTTGTTCCCCTTGATGTTACTCTTTTGCTTTCTTCTGGATTTCTCTGTCTCCATTCAGCAAAAAATTGTTGTTTTTCAAAACCAACTACAGTTGTAACACTGGGAAAGATTCCCTCTGGAGTTTCATAAAAACGTTTTCCATTTTCTGAAACTTCTTTTAAAGAACCTTCTATGTCTATTGGTTTATGCGTAAACTTTTTATAATTTTCAATGTACATAATACATAATAATTATATCACATATTATATAAGACGCAAGGCCGTTGCATATCTTAATCCAATAGCTTCTCTTCCCAAATTTACATAAGCTGGTAAAAGAAATCCTTGTTCACCTGTTCTATAAGAATCCATCGAACTACCACCAATATCAATTTTTGGACTTCTCGTTCGGCGTATTAAATTTGTCACACCGGCTATTGGTGGTGCAGATGGTTTTACTGGCTCTTCTTTTGGAAGAGGCTTTGTTTCTTCTTTTGGAGGAGTTCTCGTTTCTTCTTTTGGAGGAGTCCCAGTTTCATCTTTTGGAGGAGTTTTAGTTTCTTCTTTTGGAGGAGTCTTTGGCTCTTCTTTTGGAGGAGTTTTTGGTCTTGTAGAAGGAATCTCCTCTGGTTTTGGTTTTGGAGATGGAACCTCATCAGGTTTTGGTTTTGGCTTTTGGCCTGGGATCTCATCTGGTTTTGGCTTTTGGCCTGGGATCTCGTCTGGTTTTGGCTTTTGGCCTGGGATCTCGTCTGGTTTTGGTCTATACCCCGGTAACTCTTCTGGCTTTGGTCGTACTACAGGAATTTCAGCTGGTTTTGCTGGAGGAACCGTTGGTTGTGTTGTTGGTATTTCAACTGGCTTTGTTGTCGGTATTTGAGTTGGGACTTCTGTTGGTACGGGAGCTGTAGACGGCGATGGGGCTGTAGCTGGTTTTGGTTTTACTACAACTACATTTTTTGGTGTAGTCATAGTTGGTCTTACGGCTGTTCTTCCACCAGTTTCTGTTGCAGTACGTGTTGCTGTTTTAGTTGCCTGTTTTGCTCCTTGACTTAAAGCTCTTCCAACTGCACGAACTGCAGCTCCAACGAATTCATTTAAATTTTCTTGGTATCTTTGCTCCAACAGTTCTTCAACTAGTTTATTTTTCATTGTGAACTCTCTTTTGCTTTTAATTCTGCTACTTTTTGTGCAATACGAGCAGAACGCCCTTCAGCTCTTGATTGTTCTGCAGCCTGTTTTCTTGCTATTTCTGCTTGTTCTTCCTCATCTTCTCTTTGATTTTGAGCTATCTTACTTGGATCTCCGCCTGCAACACCTTTTGGCTTTTCATTCAAGTCGCCCATTCCTGCAGTTAAAGCATTTCCGGCTAGAATATTTGTTGCACTGCGAACAAGTGGGTTATATTGATATAATTTTTCCCCAAATCTTTGGTGCGTGCTTTTTGCGTTTCCTGTTTCTCCTGGAAGTTTATATTCTATTTCACCGACTTTTTCTAATCCTTTTCCTAATACTGCGCCAGCAGCTCCTGCTGCGGCAAATGGAAGAACTGCAGCTGCTCCCAATCCTGCAGCTGCACCTAACCCTGCACCACCGAGTGCAGAGGTTGTTGCGATGTCTGTTGCCATACCAACACCAGTTCCAACTGCAGTACCAGCAATATCTTTTATATTTTCATCTTCTACACCAAGAGCACCTAAAGCTGATCGTGTGGCTTCATCGGCACCCCACCCTGTCGCCAAACCGACACCGAACCCCGTTAATTTTTTTGGAAAAGAGAGTTTTGATTTAGGTGCAGAAGGTTTTGGTTTTGCTTGTACTGGCGGCTCTTGTGGATATTTTGGTGGAGTTCCAGAAGGTTTTGGTTTTGCTTGCACAGGTGGTTCTTGTGGTGGTGTTCCGGAGCCTTTTGTTTCTGGCATCCCATAACTTGTAGGTTTAGTTAAATTTTCTAAATCTTTGGCACTTTGACTTAAATTTGAATTTGAAAAATAATTTCGTACACCTTTATAACGAATGCTTGGGTCACCCCACGAAGATGGGGTTTTTATGTCTGCAGCATTTGCTGTGCCCTGTGTCGATGATGAGCTAACGGTTCCTTTAGCTGTGGAATTTGCATTTGCTCTGGCTCTTTCTTGAGTTCTCATTCTTCTTTGTGCCGAATCAGAAGTGCGAGAAGCTTTTTGAGCTTTTTGTGAAATATATTTTGCTGACATTTGTCCAAGATTCTCTTTAGATCCCGACTGCAAACGCATCTCATCTCTAGCAGCATCTAACAATTTTTTATCATCTGCGGAGAGCTGGTGCATGCCACCTTGCCTTAAGCGTCTTAATACATTATCAAGGTTCTCGTCTTCTTTTATAAAAATCATGTACTCAAGAATAGTTTTTTGAGCATCAAGAGATTCACAAATATTTTTATAATGTTCTGTTAAGTAGTTCATATTATATCCTGTAAGAAGATGCTTTTGTTTGTTTTATTGGTTGAGCTGTTTTTATTGATGAAAATGATGCTTGAGGATTCATTTGATTCAATTCTCTAAAACCTGGTTCAAGATTATCATTTTCAGACGATGGAACAAAGCCAGACAATGACGCAGGCTTTGATGCAGCTTGTTCAAAGCTACCCGTTGGTTTTTGTTGCGTGCCTCCAAATAAATTATTTGTTTTTTGTGAAACTTGTGAACCAGTTTGAGTAGAAGATGTAGAAGTAGTTGGAGGCGTAGAAGCAGTGGTGCTAGTGCCTGTTGGTTTTGGGGTGCTGCCCGAAGTACCAGCAAATTTTCCAGACTGTTGTTGGTTGGCGGCTGCAATTGCTTCAGGACTTGCTCCTAAATTTGACATCGACCCTGGTTTTGTTGATGGAGTTTTTCCAGCCGCACGGGAAGCTGCTTCAGATGCAGATACTTGTGGAAGACCTCTCTTAGATCTTTCCGCAGCAATAAATTCGTTTCTTTTTTTATCCCACTCCTGATAACTTTGACCCGACGCTGGACGAGCTAATTCTGGTGGTAAATTTATTTTTTCTTTCTGTTTAGCCTGTGTATCGTTTCTATATTTTAAATCACCTGAAACTCTTTTAGCAATATCACTATCGCTCATATCCATGTCGCCGCGAAGTTGTTGTTGAAATTTCATCTTATTTCTTGCAACAGCCATTCTTCCACTTTCACTCATTTTGCTAGTGTCTAGCTGTTCAATTGCAGCAAGACGTTGTTCTGCTTCTAATTTCTTTTTTGCATTTTGTTTTTTGTAGTAATCTGTTCTTGCAGATGAGAATTTTTCATCCTCGGTTGGTTCTTTTTTCTCTGTTGCTTTTGCTGCATCAGCTGCTTCTTTTTCTTTTTGCGCTCTGGCTGCGGCTTCTCTTTCTTCATCTGCAGTAGGAACGGCAGGCCCTTCAGTATCAACTCCAGCTGTTGCCGGTTTCGCTTGTGCTGCCTGTGCTTCTCTTTCTTTTACAAAGTCAGGTTTTACACCATATCTTGCACCGGTACTAGTTGTTTTTATAGTAGATCCCGCAACTTGTGCTTCTGCCTCTTCCGTTTCCTCTTCGTCTTGTTTTTGTAATTCTAATTGTTTATCTCTAGTAGCTTGTGCAGCAGCTTCTTGATCCCTTAAACTTACATACTGTTTTCTTTGTTCCGGTGTGGCATTATTTGGATCAATGTCTCTGAGCTGTGTTTGGATATCTGCCAATTCTCTTGCACTAGTTTGAAGCGTGTCTTGGTTAAATTTTTCTTCATCTTGCTCGTATATTTTTTTAACAGATTCAGTCAAAGAACGAAATGGATTGCCTGCAATGTTTTTTGTAAAAGCAACTATACTTGGCGTCCCATTATTTTTTATTTCTTGCGACTTATTGATTGCTTTTTTGACAGCCGATGTCATATTTTCATTATAAGAAACAGTGGGGGCTGGTTTTGGTTTGCTGGTTTCTAGCAAACTTTTAACAGTATTAACTACTGATTCTGTCTTAGGTTTCACGTTAAAGTTAGGTTTTTTTGTCAAGAAATCCTTGACTTCCCAGTAAAATTGTTTATCTTTTTTATTATCCATGGCTGTAAAATATTTAGAATTATATAAATACTTAAAAGGTATGAAGAAACAGGTACTCCTGTTAAATCAAGACAACACTCCTTTAAATATTATCACTGTCGCCAAAGCTTTTAAGCTTCTTTCTAAAGATAAAGTTTGGATCGATGAGACAGCACAAGAATATTATGAAGTTGTCTCTGTCTCAAAAATTGTAAGAATTCCAAAAATTTTAATATTAAAATATTATATTCGTTTGCCATACAAAAAAGTAGCACCGAATAGAAAAAATATTTTTAAAAGAGACCAATATTGCTGCCAATATTGTGGAAAAACTTTATGCGATGAAACTGCCACTATTGATCATATTATTCCAAAATGTAAAGGTGGGGGGTTTTCTTGGACTAATTTGGTAGCAGCATGCAAAAAATGCAATTTAACCAAGGGAAATAGAACACCAAAAGAAGCTAGCATGCCTTTGTTAAAGAAACCAAAAGAACCTTCATATGGTTTCTTGTTTGAAGATATGCTAATTACTTTTAAGAGACCAAACAATGCCTAATTATGCTTTTCGTTGTGAAAAATGTAGTCACACATTTGATGAAATTTTAAATTATAACGACAGGGATCTTCCGACCAAAAAACCTTGTCCAAGTTGCAACAAAAAGAAAGTTGTAAAAGATTGGGGTGCATCAACCCCATCGCTTGCAATGGATATGACATTATGTCCGCAAAAAGTAGTTGGAAGTCAATTTAAAGAAGTAATTGATAAAATTAAATCAAGTGGCCAGGTTCCAAAGCGTTTCCATGAAAAATTGGATAATAGCGTAAAAATGAAACCCGGAAGAATAGTTCGTTAATTTTTGCTGGCTATCAACGATTTTAATATAAAGTAACTGTCCACAATATCAGTTACCGGATTTGACAAAGTTTTTTGCTCAAATTTTTGAAGTAAATTTGTATTTGTTTCTTTGCTGAAGGCTTCATACATTAGGGCTTTATCAGCATTACCTTTGCCCGTAGCGAGTTTCTTGGCTTTAGACGGCTCAATGACCGTCAGAGGAATCGCGGCCTTATAGAGCTTATGCTTAAAGATTCCCATATTTTCGGCAAGATTAAAAACTTTACCTTTTGATCCATAAGAATAGCCCTCAACAGCGACATCTGAGGCCCCAATACAAAGTTTTAAGGCCCACTCAGAAATGCTGTCAAAACGGTCTACATCCTGTTCGTAGTCTTGAAAAGATTCTCCCTTTATATTCGGGAATACTTTATTTGTAAATTTTTTAGTATTTGTTAAATAGTAAAACAAACAATTTTCAAATTTAAATTCTTTGCGTTCGTCATAAAGACAAAGGCAAGGGCAAGTTATCGAATAATCAACACCTACTAACATATAGAACATATATATTTATACCTTGGCCAGCAGCGGTGGTTCCTGAGCATTACGATGAGCGTATACTTCGATTGGCCCAAAAGGAATGCGTGGAACTACCCCACCGCCGCTGACTAAAATATTTATGAAAAAATCCTCCCTTTAACAGGAAGGATTTTTAATTTTTGTTTTTAAATTATTATTTCTTTGGGAAATCGTACCATTTTCCGGTAGAGTCAGCTCTAAACTTCATGAATTGATCCACGTTTACTGGATCTGCTTTTGCTCCAAGTCTGGCTTGCATTTCTTCATATGCTTTTCTTCCAGATGCTGTTGGTGTATTTGCTGCTCTTTGTCTTTCACCAATTTCTGCCATAGATGAGGGATCTGTTCCGGGTCTTGCTGCATTTGGTGCAGCTTCTGGTTGTTGATAATTTTTTCCAGTGTATGGATTTACTGGCAATCCTTTTGGCTTTGGTGTTGCCGCACCACTTGGATTCATTGCTGCCTGCTCCAATTCAGAACGAGACATAGATGGTTTTGCTGGTTTTGGTTTAGAAGCACCAAATCCAGATAATAAATTTGTAATTTGGTTCATTAAATCTTTTGATGAATTATTAAAATTATACGCTGGTTGTTTTGCTGGCGAAGGTTGCGTTCCCAACAATTGACCTACACTAGGAACACCACTGGTTTGTGTTGTTTGTGCTGGTGTTGTTGTTTTGAGTGCATCTTTTACCATTCCTGTATTGAATGAAGCTCTTTGTTGATTTGCCCAATCTGAGTTTGGACCAATAGATGTTGGTTGTGGCTTTGTCCCACCTTGAACTGGTGCAGGTGATCCTTGTGCGGGAGGAGTTGGGACATTTGGATCTCTTGCCAAAAGTGGCGGTGGGGCTGGTGCCTTTACAGGTGGTTTTGTTCCACCTTGAACCGGAGCTGGCTGTCCTTTGGCGGGAGGAGTTGGGACATTTGGATCTCTTGCCAAAAGTGGTGGTGGAGCAGGTGCTTTTGCTGCCTGCTTTGGCTTAGAATACATTTGCTGACTTACTCTTTGAGAGGGTTCATTTGCCAAATCTTTCATTCTTTTTGCTTTATTAGCAGCCATCAACTCCGCTGTGCTTTTTCCGGTTTGATTTGGCGTGCTGCCCAAAGTACCAGCAAATTTTCCAGACTGTTGTTGGTTGGCGGCTGCAATTGCTTCAGGACTTGCTCCTAAATTTGCAAATTTTCCAGACTGTTGTTGGTTGGCGGCTGCAATTGCTTCAGGACTTGCTCCTAAATTTGACATCGACCCTGGTTTTGTTGAGCCAGCTTTAAAAGTAGAAGCTGGTGCCTGCTCAATCAAAGAATTAATTTTAGCTTCTAAATTTTTTAATTGTTCTGCTAAAACTTCTGATTTGTTTTTATAAAAATTTGTTAATTGGTCCATCTATAGTTCCTCACTTTTATTTATGCCAATAAAAAATTCTCCCCTAAAAGGGGAGAATTTTGACTCCTCCGACTGGAATCGAACCAGTGACATGGAAGTTAACAGCTTCCCGCTCTACCTACTGAGCTACAGAGGATTGAGGATCAGACTATCTGGCAACCTCCAGCACTGCAGGCAAATTCCTTTGCCGACTCAGT